GTGTCATTTAGAGACATACTAAGCTACAACCATTTACCAGATACCTTCAAAATCCCATTTGAAAGGTCTTGCGTATTTGTAACAAAACTGCTTAATTGATGAATTTGGTGGTTTTTCTAATGATTCTTGCAATTTAGCATAGTGTTCTAAACATCCTTGAATAATTGAATAATCAATATCTTTATTTAATTCTAGACTTTTAATAATTAAATCGGTTGAACACCCATAATTATGCATTATCATATATTCAAATCCTAATAAACAATCATCACATTGAGGACCACTTCCATTTCTATCCACCAAATAAGAATTACCTTTAAGAAGTTCTATTTGTTCCTGAATATAATTCATTGTTCCTTGCTGTTTATAGTAATTAACTAGATTCTCATTTACTTTTAAGAACTTCTTTTGTTTCCCCGGATTAATGTAATGTTCCAATTTATCCATATTAAGATCAACTTGTTCTTTACGACTCAAAAACTTTTCATATAATACATGATATAAAGGTAATCCTTTAAACCAACTATAATCCCCTATTTTAATAGCTTTCTTATATAAATTCATTGGCAAACCCATTTTTTGATATCTAACATAACTATGACTTGTAAATATTGATTCACAAACTTTATAAAAAGGTCTCAATATTTTAAACCCATGTTTTGGACATTCATAAACTTCAGTGCTGCACGGTTTAATTTCATTGATATTTGTAGTTATAGCACAATATTTTAGTTCTAGACCATTACCCCAATTGTCATAATCAATATCTTTAGGTTGAAATACTTTAAAGAAAGCCTGATTAATCTGATCATCAGTGTAGAAACTTTTGGTATGACAAACTACATCATCACCAGCTGCATGAGGAACTATATCCATATTACTTAAATAAGCTACATACAAACAATTGATAATCATAGTAAAAGTATTTAAAGTACTAGTAAATGCACTACCGCTTACCATTTTATTTTTCAATGTTAATTGCCACAGGAATGTCTTCTTATTATTATTATCTTTATCATTAAAGAAGAAATTTATTTTTCTTTCATGTTTATTGTTCATTTTCCTAAATTCTTCAGGATCACAATACAATCTTAATTCGTCACTAGCATATAAAATGATATCATCAATAAAACTTTCATAAATTTTTCTCATAGTTTCAGAGTGACTCTGATCAAACCCGCTAAGATCCAATGTAATAAATTTATCATATCCTTTTCTTTTCATTTCATTCAAATATTTCTCCTTGTAATCATAAGATCTCCCAATGGCAAACATCGGTCCAAAAGTTTCATCCATTATTTTCTCAATTGATTTGGTAGCAGGACCTAAAATATATTTATGATAACCACTTGGATTTCCTATCATTCTGCACTTATCTCCATCATGTTGAAATTCACATTTACCAAAAGCCTCAAAAATATCTTGCTTCATATCATCCGGAATATATCCATTAGTTTTGTATAAATAATAGTAATCTTCAACCTCTTTCTGCTTCTTTTGTGATTTAAGTGAGTTAAACCAAGCTTCAACATTTATTTTAAAATATTTTGTTATATTTTCTCTGATTTTCTCCCTCCAAAAAGTATTGTAGTATTCAAAAACATCATTATTGACACTATCAACTTGAGATTGAAGACGTTGAATTACACGTCGAGCACAAAAAGCAAGATTTCTAGGGCACTGCTCGTAATATAACCATGAGTTAACATTTTCTCCATAGACATCATTTAGAAAACAGGCTGATTTTCCAGTACATTTACAAGGTAATTTAGAAATCATATGATTATAATCTTTAGTTAAATCGAATCCAATTTGTTCAAGTTCCTTAGAATATTTTACCTTATCTAATGTTCTCCATTCAAAATCATCAGAAAATTTCAATTTATTATAATTCTTTTCATCAATACATTTGATGCCTATGAATTCCCCTTTTTTGTAACAACCAAATGGATCTTCATCCAATTCTTTAATTGACATTATTGGTTCACCTTGATCTTCTTCTAAGTCATAATGATCTTCATATACAAATATGGCAAAATTCTTTTCTCCTTCCACCTTATTAAATTCTTCATAATAATAACCATATGGCGTTACATATATAAAAGTGCAAGGCATTTTTGTTTGATTGATATACCAGGTAGCTATTGTATGATGGACACCTTCTTCCATATCTTCTAGTTGTTGGTCAACTTTGGCCCAGTCATCATCATTTAAATATTCACTTAATTGAGAAACAGCATTATAAATTTCATCTTTATTATCAAAAGGTTCATAATCCATTCCGTAACATATTGATAACCAGAAACAACTATTACTATTGCATTGTGCATTATGCCACTGAGCTTTCCTATATTTACCTGGATTATTTATTTTGTGATAATTATTAGAATCATATTTATCTAATTTCTTGTATTTATTGTCCCATTCCTGTTTACTGTCCATTTTAATTATTTCAATTGCTTCCCTTTTGTCTTCAGGTTTCATGTCTTTAAGAACTTTATCATCAATCAAACCATGTTCCATTTCATAATTAGCTCTTTCTCCCATTAACAAATTATTTTTCTCTTCATTTTGATAATTAGGTATATCTGTACATATTTCTTCATATTTAATTGACTTATCATTTTTATTAATATTCTGTTCTTTACTTATCTTAGGAGGTTCATCTTTAATATTATCAATATTATCTTCCTGATTGACCGGTTGATATTTTTCTTTCCTAATTCTTTCTTCCTTTTCAATTTTAAAAAGAGAATCATTTAGTTTCTTAGTAACAGGTTTCATATTATCATCCTTTGTTAATGGTGTTTCAAATTCCAGTCCTTTGCTTGCTATTTCATTCATATGATTTTGGATATCTTTTTCTAAAATTATCTTTTTCTTTTTCTTTACTTGATTATCTAAGATTTCTATTTTTTGAGGTTTGAGAAGATCCTCATAACTAGAATTTGAATTAGAAGATGTTAATGTTCTTTTCTTATTCAAAACGAAAAAATCATTTTGTTTTCTTTGAGTTAAATTCTTGTAACACTGAACTATTTTACCTTTAATATTAATAACTCCTTTGGTAGCTCTATTTACTAGTTTCTTACCATTTAATTGGAATTTACTGTTTTTAAATTCTTTAATATTTTTCTGATTATTTGGATTAAAAGTATTTATTTGTTCATTTTTACTAGTAGAATCTGTTTCTGAATTTAATTTTTTAATATCTTTTTTCCACATCATGTACCATGTTTTATCACTTATCTTATATTGATTACTTTGGATAGATTTAATTACTTCCCATTTTTCTGATTGTGTTAGGCTAGCAAAACCAATCTCCATTTTATATAATTCATCTAAAACAGATTCCATCAAAGCTAAAAAAGTCTTAGGATCAGCATTTCTACCTGCACCTCTTAGGAAACTAGCAAATTGAATTCTTACTTTATTGGTATCAAGGCCTACTATTAATTCTGATACTAATTTATTAAATTCCATCTGGGTTATTTGAAAATCAAATTCTTCAGGATCACATGTATATAAAGAAATTATTTGATTCCATCTCTTATTATTAAAGAAAGAAAATCCTGTTTTGGTATCATAATTTAAGAAAAGATTTCCTTTATCTGAAGTATCTCTAATAAATTTGAAATACAATTTTTTATTAATTGATCTAATTGCGTAATAGTTATTAGTAGGATTATTTTCTTTATCACGAATATTCATGAACATTCTCTCACCTTCTTTTAACCCATTAATTGAAGCCAATACTGATTCCCCTTTACTTATTAATATCTTTTCATTGTTAACATAACCTACATTATTCAAACTATTAAGATTAGCAACATATAAATCAGGAATAGCATCCACCTTTAATCTTTTAGTAATTAAAACACTGATATGATGAATACTATTGTGACTAATACGCTCTACAACACGCATAAAACAATTTCCGTCATAATAGTTTGAATTATAGAAAAGATAATTAAGAACCTCTTTATGTTTGTAAATTTTATCTGAAGTGAGGTTCATTGTAATCTGATCTTTCTCTCTTTTCCATTGATATTCTAAAGAGATACCATTATTGAATTCACCGTAGTTAATTGTTGGATCAAAAACATGCATTACACTTATTATCTTAATACCTCTTTTAATGACATTATAAATAAGTTTTGGCTTCAAATAATAGATAACATGAGTACATACTATAAAATCAGGATTAAATCTGATCATATGTTCACACAAATCATCTTGAAGTTCACATTCACAATAATTGTTGAGTAAGAATTCATCAGCATGATCGCCTCTTGTCTCTCTGATAGCATCCAATACTTTTTCCCTTCTTTCAACATCAGCATCTTCAATAAGAGCACGATTCACAAAGAGATTATCACCTCGCATTCTTTCAATTAATCGAGTACTAGCACCCCATTCTATCCATCTTTTCTTACTGGTTCTTTTGTTAGCTAATCGATAACAAGCATTTCCCTCCAAGTAGTATCTTTCCGAAGCACTAAAGAAATGAGGATTAGTTGGAATATCATCAGTTATTTCATAAGGAATATAACGCAAGTCTGTAGTACAAGCATCTTTAGGTAATTTGAGATTCCAGGATTTTGAAGTTTTAGAGTTAGATTTAGAATTAGAATTAGATTTAGATTTAGAAATAGGTTTTTGCTCGCAAGGAGCAGCAGAGTTAGAAAAATT